CCCAAATGTGCCCGTGCTCGTGAATTGTCTTTGGAAACCCAATGGATTTGGGGTCAGACAAAAGGTCGGCAATAAACTCTTTGGGTGTTTGAAATGTATCTTTCGCATCGTATCCTTCCAAGTACGAAAAAAAGTCTCGAATGTTACCTCCACATCGTAGTGCCGCATTTTCAACGTGAATTGAGCGGTCGTCTGTGAGTGTGAGTAATTTTTCGGGTTTATGTCTCGGTATGAAGATGGTCTCAAAGTTTGGGAACATACACATATTAACCGACGTCACTATGAGAGACCCACGGGTGAGTCGCTTACCATCAGACACCTGTTCAATGAGAGGTTTGAATTCTTGGCTATAGTCCTCAATAAACGCGTGCTTGGCGGCACCCTTTATGAACCCCAAAAAGTTTGATTTACTCTTCAGATGTTCTTGGTGTATCTCCACACTATTCGATTCGTTAAGGACTGCCTCTAGTACATATGTTTTCCCAACCCCAGTGGCTCCACAGATGAAGACATTCTTTCGTTCACGAATGTACTTCTTGAGTAATTCAATGTGTTGCGTATGAAGTGTCGTCACAGGCTCTTCTTTTTTTTGTTCAACTATCTTAATGAAGGAATCCATTGATGATCTTACTAATCAGGCTATAGATTTAGTGCTGGAGAACGACGCACTACAAGAACGTATCGTAAAACCTTTAAAAAGGAAAATTTTACCATACGCGGCGTGTGCTATTTTAACAAATTTGGGTATGCTTATTCTGATGATATACCTTGCTCGACGTCTGGCGGTGCTTCAGAGACCACTGATGTAATCTCATCTTCGTCATCCATATCTTGGAGAATTTTAGTTTTTGCATCATATGCTTCCTTTGACTTTACAAGTTCACCAATCTTACCGATTGGCATTTTCAATTTTGGAATGGCTCGAACATCAAGGATTTCCGGTTTTGTGAATATATTATCGAGGGGGTATTCCCTATCAAATTCAACAAGAATACTTGTAGGCACAGCTGGGGATTGTTCAATGAGACGATCATACTCCGCCTTACACGAGTTCACGAAATCGAGACCATCCGCACTTCGTTCTCTTCTTGGGAGGGCTAACATCAAACGAATGTTTCGAGATAAGAGACCATAAGAAAGCGCGGCTGTTTTATGATTCTCCATGAGTTCATTAATCTTGAGGAACTGCATGATAGTCGCGACGAGACCCGCAATGAGGTTTAAACCACCAATAACTGATGGTACCATACTTCGCATACTTTCTGGAAATTGTTCCTGGGCAAAGTTTGCCGTACCTGTGATTGTAGACAAGACAATGACAGGTAGAGTAAAACGCATTGAGAGACCCTTGTACATAATATACGCCCTGTGGTTCATATATCTGTAACACCCAGACGCTTCACCCCACTGTCTCAATATAGATTCGTGTTGCTCATTCCAACTTTGTTCACGGAGCTCCAACTCCTTTCGTTTTATCGCGGTTGTGGACATACCTCCAAAATTTTCTTCGCTCATATTAGTATAGATGAACATAATATTCTTGATTCATCTTGTGTTCCTCATCGCTACTCTCGTGGTTCCATTTACAAATGACCGTAGGAACTTGGAATTCTATTCTATACTTATCCCATTTCTGTTCTATCACTGGTCCGTGAATGATGATACATGCGCTTTAACGCAGGCTGAGATGTATGTGACTGGTCAGCAAAAGGAGGAAACGTTCATGCACCGAGTTGTCTCCCCCATATACAAGATGGAAGATAATGATGTAAATAATTTAACAAAAACTGTATTTTTCGCCCTATGGGCATTCGTCCAGTACCGTCTCGGACGTTTCGATACATTCATTGATGACTTAAAACTATTTATACCTGGTAAGTAACCTAAGTGATAACATATACTACATTAATTATAAACATGCTTGACTACATTGATCCCAGTGGACACTCCATTATCGGTAACGGATACGTGATTAAACACCACATCACCGTTATCGACATGGACGAGCACGCGTCTAAGTTCTCCTTCTGGCTCGATATATTCAAAAACATAACTGATGACATGTACATTAATCCCTTACCTAGGAAGCACATTAAGAAGTTTTACACAAATCTCAAAACTTTGAAGGGTGATTTCATTGTTCAGCTGAACGAAAAAGAGAGTCTTCAAAGGGTTGGGGATAAAGTTCACTATATTTATTAATAAGATGAACTCATTGGTATAAAGTTTTGGAGTGTTAAGTGTACAAATACAATGAACATGTACATCGACGTAGACCGGGAGATTGCGCGTTTGGAGCAGATTCGTGAATTGAACCAACAGAAGTATGTTGAAAATATCGAAAAGTTGGATTCCAAAGTAGACAAGATTTCACGACAAATGGACCGAACACAGTCCTCCGTAAAACGCGACATCCTTATGCGTCAGATTGACTTTTATGAAAATGAGATTGAAAAAATGGATGACGCCATTGAAATTGTGATGCATGATATCGATGAAAAGATTAATAAAATCAAAAAAATCAAAACAGACAACGAGGAACGAAAGAAGAAGGAGCGTGAATCCCTTGACTATAACATTCAAAATCTCAGAGAGGCTGTGCATAGATGCAATAGCGGTGAAATTTTCAATATGTTCAATAGTGTTGTGCACGCACTTGATGTGATTAAGACTAAGCTTGAGAAGGATGCCTAAATTGGTCAAAGAAGTGTACGGATATCATACATAACGCATCTGCAATGTCATGCTTTCTCTCATATGGAATATCATCTTCAATATACTTGCTCGCAATAGAAACCACCCGCTCCTTGCGCTCCTCATAGTTGAGGTGTCGCATACCAAAATGTGTATGCATGCTCACAGGTGAAACAAGAACAACTTTATCTTTGAACATGTAGTGTAGAAGTATTTCGATATTTGTGAATCCTCCTGGGGGTTGTCGCTCTATAAGTATAGTATCCGCTTCCTCAAATATATGTTTGTGGTCATCTACAAATAAAGGAATGAGGTCTACAAAGTCATTTGAATAGATATATTTATAATCTTCAAGACTTACCTTTTTTAAGAATGTAACCGTAACCTTCGGACCCTTTCCACATTCGGCAAGAACGAGACCCATATTGTGGTACCCAATATCTATGGCGAGTATCTTCATTTCTTTATCTGAAAAATATTCCTTAACTAATGTAATGAAGAATAAGACAAAGACGCAACTCCTTTGGTCGGCCCTCGCTGTACTTGCGCTCCTTGTGGGATATATGCACCAAAATCCAAAAGTTGTTAAAGTACCAGTCGAAGTACCCGTACCTGTGCCCGTACCACCACGTCCAACCCAAAGACGTGAACCCGAGTTTAGAGGTCCACCAATTAAGCAGTACAAACCTGGATACATGCAACAGATGGGTATTCTTGTAGGTGCTGGTGAAGAAACGCTCCCCCTTTACGGGAAAGAAGTTCGAGGCCGTCGTGACCGTTACCACTACTACACCACAACTGGTGGTGAAAACCTGTACCCAATCCCAGTGAGTCACGGTGCTCGGGACTGTATGGAGGACATTGGATGTGAAGAACTCTACGGGAATGAATCAGTCTCAGTTTTGGGTAAGACTGGTGCATACACGGTGAATATGTACAGGACGGATGACTTTTTCTAATTATTTTGGAGGTGGTGATGGTCGAGTAAACCGATCGTAAGTATCTTTAGTTAACATCACAGATGAAAAACTACTTGATACACAACACACAGCCAACATCATCATAATGGGTGGACTTTTAAATGGGAAACCTATCATGCGTTGGACGACCATAGCCGAACACATACACGAACATAATAAGGATATTAAAGTGCTCACATCTAAATCTTCGTTCTTATCAAACGCAGTTTTAGGTGATTTGATTAAATCTATACCAGGTATAGATACACCAAGTGCGTCTAAACCTAAAGCTCCAAGTAGTATGGGTAATACCATTTACTATACACTAACAAAAATTATTTTTGAGCATATCATATTCCCTACCCTGAAGTCCTGTAGCCTTTGAGTATTTTGCTTTAATTCTCAAGAGTTCCAAAATCGTATCATCTTCTAAATGTTTACAAAAGTCCCTCTTCGCGGCGATATCATCCAGTTGACCCATCTCTTTACGAGCTTGGATGTAGGGCCAAGTATGTCTTCGGAGTGATTCAAGTTCGAGCTCAAGTTGTATAAGCTTTGGAAGAATCACATGTCTTATGAGCTGGTTCGTGTCGTGTAGGTCTTCACGCCACTCCATCGTATATTTAAAGTGTTTGATATCTTTAATTCTGTATGTATCTTAAAAGTTTAGGTCTACACATAGGTAATGAAGACCCTCAAAAGATTTGGGTATTGGAGTCCAGCCCCCATCCCAGAGCACAGGCGCAGATATCGCATCATTGCCGCTCAAAAAAGTGAAGACATTCACTATGAAATGAAAAAGCGAGAAATCACGTGCGCGGCTCTCGAACATATGTATTTGTCCCCATCTTTACGCGAACCAAAGAAAATGACGGTAAGACAAATGCGTCTCAAAATGCTTTTACACGAAGCCCTTGATGTTGCACACGCCATCTGTGCACGTGAAGATGCCGATGAATGTTTATGGGCTTGGGAAATCGTTGATGAAATTGACGATGCGGCAACCAGGGCTGGGGTGTGGTACAGATAATTTTAGTGTGTTATAGTACATGGACTACAATACACTCAAGGACAAAGTAAAAAAAATGGGTCTCAGGGTAACCAAAAACGTCAAAGGTAAACGCGTCAAGCTCACACACAAGGAACTCGAGAGAAAGGTTAGTGGTCTAACTCTCCAGAATCAAGCCAGGAATGCTACAAAGTTTATTCGTGTATGTAAAATGGTTCTTAGAGAGGCTGGACCAAATACACCAAGAGTACAACGCGTTGCCCAACCGG